GGCCCTGTCTGCGCTTCGCCGCTCGCTGTCTGAGCTAGACACCGTAGGCATCACAGCACTGCTTGTGGGCGCTGATCCTTCCGCATCATCCATGTTCCTAGCTGTCTGATTGCTCCTTGGGTGTGAGGTATTGGCCCGCCTTGCTTGACGGCTTGGCGGGCCTCTTTTTGCCTTCCTAGCATGGGCACATGTCCCAAGCCGCCAACTGGTCGTTTACCTCCAATGCCACACATTGGCCCCTGTCCGGTCGTGATGACCTGACGGGGGCGCTTGTCTTTGGCGCTCCGGTGGTGTTCGTGTGCGACTACAAGGCCGAAGCCTTGCGCATGACCGATTCGCGTGGGCAAGAGTTCACCACGCGCCAAGTGATCTACACCGAGCGCCCAAGTATCAAGGCTGGCGACCGTGTGCTGATTGGTGCGTCTGCTGTCGTGAGCCCGCTGACGGCTGGCGCGCTTGAGGTGCGCTCTGTGACCCGTTACGCCGACACGTTCAACAACGTGGCAGACGATTACATGGTGGCCGCATGACCGCACGCATCGTCAACAAGCTGCCCGCGTTCATTGAGGGTGTCGAGCGCAAAGCGGCGCGGGGCATGACTCAAGCCCTGATCCTGGGCGCTTCTGAGGCCAGCATCTTGACGCCCATTGACACGTCAACGCTGCTGAACTCGCAGTTCCGCAGGGTCGAGAAAGACGGCGCGAAGGTGGTCGGCTCTGTGGGCTACACGGCCTCTTACGCGCTCGCTGTTCACGACCCGGACAACCCGCAGAACTTCAAGCGCGCCACGGCTGAGAAGGAATTTCTCAAGCACGGCTTTGAGCGAGCAGAGCCGAACATCCGCGCCGTCATCACTGGAGCCATCAAAACATGAGCGCCGCAGTCGATGCAATTCGCAACCTCATCACGCCGCTGCTTGGTGGCTGGCGCGTGCAGGTTGGCCGCTGGTATGGCGACAACCCCGCAGACCGCTTTGCTGTGATCCGCCCCGCTGGTGGTGGCCGCGCTGAGTTGGTCCGCCGTCCTCAGTTCGTTCTGAGCCTGATCGGTGCTGACGGTGAGGCCATCACAGCCGCTCAAGACGCGGCAGACACGGTTATCCAAGCCATGCGCGCTGACAGCGGTGGAGTCGTTTCCCTGGAACCGGCCGAGCCGGTGTATGTGCCCACCTCCGATGGTCGGGCAGTTTTTGAAATCGCCATCTCGGCAATCACTGTTTAAGGAAAGACCATGACCGCATTCACCGGGCGTGACGTACTGATCGAATACGCCATCGCCGACGAAAATGCTTCTTACGCTGGCCTCACGTTCAAGACGCTGGGCATGATGCGCGGCAAAGGCATCAAGGTTTCGTGGGACACCGTTGACACCACCGCCGACAAGTCGCCCCAGTTCACCAAAACCAACTTGGTGACGTTCAAGTCGGCTGAGTTCAGCGGGGATGGTGTGAGCTACACCGACGCCGTATACAACCAAGCTGAACTCAAGGCCCACGTGATCAGCCCTGGCGTTGCGACGGCCAATCAGCCTAAGGCATGGGTACGTCAGACCTCGCCTGATGGTGTGATCTACGGTCCGTTCATCTTCAGCGAATGGTCGAGCGATTCGCCTTTCAGCGATGCTGTCACGTGGTCCACCTCGGCCATGAGCAACGGCGCCATTAACTTCGTTCCCGCTTGATAGGAGACCCACACCATGGCCCTGATCCCCACCATTGACGCCTCGCAACTTGGCGCATTCACATCTTCTGAAACCACGCTGACGGCTGCTGACACGCTGGCGTATGTGCCTGGCCGAAAGCAATTGATGGTGCTGCGCAACAGCACGGGCGGCGCCTTGACCCTGACTGTTGACGGCGCAGACGGCACGACTGTTACCGTCTCTGGCTTGGGTGTCGTATCGGTCGCGGCTGGCTACGCCATCGCTGTGCCTGCCGGTCAGATGCGCGCTGTTGTACTGTCCACCATCAGCGCCTACTGCCAAGGCGTCGTCGCCCTGACCGGCGCTTCGGGTCTGTCGGCAACGCTGTACAACCTCTGATGCTGGTCGAATGCGGTCATGTGCGGGCAACCGCAAGCGATGGCAGTGAATGGAGCTTCACTCCATCGTTTGGCCGCATTGCATCGCTGGGCAACCCTGGGGGGATTGTGGGGCTGTACGCGGCTTTGCATGGCCCCAGGGCTGACCGTGAGGCATCGTATGTGCTCGCCTGTCTGTGCGAGCAGGAAGACCCGACACCTCTGGTCGGCTGGCACGATGAGAAAGGCCATCACGCGGGGATGATGCCGCCAGTTGAGCAAATCCTGATTGCGCGCCACCTCATGCAGCACGGCATTGTGGGCAAGGCACGCCCAGGTGCAAAGGGTGGCGGCGACTATTCGCAGACGTTCGATGCATCGGAGTACGTTAGCGCGGCCCGGGTGCATTTGGGCCTGTCGTCTGCCGATGCCGAAGCCTTGAGCATGACCGAGTTTCAGACCATGCTCGAAATGAAGTTCCCCGAGCTGGCGAAGTCTCCGGACATCCCGACGCGTGAGGAATACGAGGCGGCACTGGTTGCGCTGAAGGGCGGCAAGAATGGCTGAGCAAGTAGGACAAATATACTATGACGTGACGCTAGACACGTCCAACATGATCGGGCAGACCCGCGTGGTCAACCGAGAACTGGACACGGTAAAGAGCAAGTTCACGCAGGTGGCATCTGCCGTTTCTATGCTGTCCGCTGCTATGGCCGCCGTCAAGTCTGCGCAGTTGGCAGACGACATGCGGATGCTGGCGGTGCGCATTAACGTGGCGGCTGGCTCAATGGAGTCAGGCGCTGCAGCCATGGCGCGACTTCAGGACATCAGCACCAAGACGCAAACCAGCATCAGCGCAAGCGCCGACGTGTTCATGCGCCTCAATGCCTCCATGCGGGCCATGGGCGGCACGCAAGAGGACACGCTGAGGCTAACCGAGACGCTGGCGAAGGCCATTAAGGTGTCTGGGGCCTCCGCTGAGGAGGCCAAGAATGCCATGCTTCAGTTTGGCCAAGCCATGGGCTCAGGCAAGCTTCAGGGCGATGAGCTTCGCTCTTTGCTTGAGAATGCGCCATACCTCATGCGCAAATTGGCCGAGGGTATTGGCGTTCCGATTGGCGCGCTGAAGTCGCTTGGTGAGCAGGGTAAGTTGACTGCTGACGTGGTGGCCGCAGCCCTTGCAAAAGCATCCGCGCAAATTGAGACGGACTTTGCCCAAATGCCGCAAACGGTGGCGGGTGCGCTGGCTGTCATGGAGGACGCAGCAAAGCGGGCAAACGAAAAGCTCGATGAATTGACCGGAACCAGTGTAGTGCTGACTGGCGCAACAAAGGGGTTGGGCCAAGTTCTAGACTCACTCGCAAAGCAGTTTGGAGCGGCCAATGAGCAGGCCGGCGCCATGGGGCGCAATGAGGCCGTCAAGGGCTGGGCAGACACGACAAGGCTTGTGCTGTCCTATGTGGCCGATGCTGCCGACCTAACGTGGCAGACGTTGAGCGTGCTGGGCCGCAATGTCGCGTTCGTGTTTGAGGGCGTCGGCTCCGAGATGGGCGGCATCGCTGCGCAGGTGGTGGCGGTAGCGCGCGGAGACTTTGCCGGCGCCAAGGCTATTGGTGAGGCCATGAAAGCCGATGCAGACAAGCGGCGTGCCGAACTTGATGCCGCAGACGAAAAGACGCTGGCTCGCACGAGGCTAGCAGGGCAGGCGATGCGCGAAGCATGGGAGCAAGGCGCAGGCGGTGGGCGAGGATCTATCAACCCGGCTACCGCTCCGTCAAAGCTGACGCCAACCGCTCCCGACAAGCCTAAAAAGGCCGAATTCGACCAGGCTGCGTACCTGGCTGACCTGCGCAAAAAGCAGGACTCCGAAATTCAGGTCATCAACGACACCGAGGCGGAGCGCCTGCGCATTGCCAAAAAGCACCTGGATGAAAAGAAGATCAGTGAAGCGGCTTATGCAGAAGCGGTAAAGCTGATCAACAAGGGCGCCGAAGATGATCGCATCGCCCTGATGCAGAAGACGCAAGAGCACATTGATAAGCAGCGAGAGCAGGACGCCAACAAGACTAAGCAGGCGTGGGAGGAAAAGAAGCGCGGAGAAAAGGCGGTCGCCGACTACGTGCTGAACTTGACGAAAGCTGTTGACCCCATCGCAGCGCTTGAAGTCGAGTATCAGGCAAAGCTCGCCCTTGTCACGCAGTATGAGGAACTGATGGCGGCGGCTGGCGTGGATGCAACCTTGAGGGGTGAGCAGGCGCGCACGGAAATCAGCAACACATACGAAAAGCAGCGCCTTGCATTGGCTGAACAGTCTTTCGCATCGCAGGGCGAAGCTCAGGCGTTCCTGATGAACTCCATCAATGCATTGGGGCAGTCTGCTTCAGGCGCCATCATGGGGCTGATTGACCACACCATGACCGCTCAAGACGTGATGCGCAGCCTTGCGCGCACGATCCTGCAAGAGGCCATCGGCTCGGTTGTCCAGCTTGGTGTGGCTCAGGTCAAAAACGCGATTCTTGGGCAGTCCATTGCCGCCGCAAAAGGGGCCGCATACGCAACCAGTGTGAGCGCACAGGTCGCAGGTATGAGCGCACTTGCGGCACAGAACGCATTTGCTGCAACCGCTGCCATTCCAATCGTTGGCCCCGGCCTCGCTCCTGCGGCGGCGGCAACTGCGGCGGCGGCAGCGTCTGCGCTTGGTGCCCCTGCGGTCGCTACAGCCCCAGTTGCTG